TATGAAATACGCTATGTTGCAAATAAAAAAAGAAACCCACGAACTTCTCAAACAATATTGTGAAGAACATGGGTTTAAGATGGGAAGTTTAGTTGAAAATTTAATTAAGAAACACGTTGGTGTTACTAAACCTCAAGCGGGTGTGTTAAGAGCTGATAAGGTTAAAAATCAATCTTACTAAACCCATCTATCTTTTTTATCTCTATCAATCCATCTACGATATCTCTCATTTGTTCTAAGTGAGAAATCATCCAAATGAAATCGAATTGAGTTTTTAAATATTGCATCATCATAAATAATGATGATAAGTTATTAGCATCTAATGTACCAAATCCCTCATCTATTACTAAGAAGTTAGGACGTGGTAGGTTGCATATGTTAATCAGAGCTACTCTAATAGCCAAACCACTTACGAACTTCTCCATACCACTACACATTTCTAATGGCCATTCTTGGTCCTCATAAACAATCTTTGCATTAATAGATTTACCATCGATATCCATTACGATACTAAAATCTACAACCTGCGCAAGTATATTATTGATTTCATTTTCAATAACAGGCATTGCTTTCGAAATAAGTTCGTATGGTACACCATCTCTCTTTACAGAATCGATATAATAGGTGTATAGGCGGCTCTTTTCTTCTAAGTCCTTAACTTCATCCATCTTATCCTTTACATTGTCTATAAACGATTGTATTTGAGTAATAGAGCTATTCAAATCAGATATTTGTTTGTTAAGCGTTTTTACTTCCGATTCTATTTCGCTCTTTGTTCTATTTAGTCCATCGATAACCGATTCTATTTGTTTATTACGTTTAATAGTATCTTCATTATCGTGGTATCTTTGAATATCTGCGTTTACTTGCTCCAATTGAGTATCGTATAATTGTTTTTGGGTTTCAAATCCATTCAATTCTGCGATTGTTTTTTCTTTAATTACAATTGCTTTTTGATACTTAGATTTTAACTCAACTAAAGAGTCCCATTGTTCTTCCACATCTGCAATATAAGATGCCTGTTGAATTAACGATTGATGTTTGTTTCCTAATTCCGTTAATTTATCTTCTTGCTCCTCTACTTTAGATTTTGTTTCTAACGCATCTTTTACGAATACATTATTCATGCAAAACTTACAATTTGGGTCATATTCGTGCTTTTCTAAATGCGAAAGTTTTTCCCTATTGGATTCCAAAGATTGTTCTAATAGCTGAATTTGATGTTCGGTTTCATTTATCTCACTTTTATACTCATCCCATTCCTTTTTAGCATCTTCGATTGGTTTACCATTTATAATTTTGTGTTCTTCAATCGATTGAGATATTTCGGAAATGTTTTGAGTATATTCATCTAACTTTTCTTTCTTATTTTTTTCTTCTGAAAGTACGTGTAGAATATCAAATCCAATTTGGTTCTTTTTCTTTTCTAATTTATCTAAATCTAAATTTGCATCTACCGGCACTAACTCTTTTGTTAATCCTAATATTCTATTAGATAAATCTTCTACATCATTTGTTTTTGTTTCTAATTCCTTTTCCTTTGCTCTTAGTTCCGATTTCTTTGTTTGCTTTTCTAAACCTTTTTCAGCCAACTCTGTCGTAAAGTCGGTTTTCTTAAAATTTTTGATAAGTACTGCTACTTCCTTTATATCTTCACTTGCCGTTTCATATAATTTATCGAATATATCCAATCCCATAAATTGTGCTAACAAATCCTTTCTCTCCGATTGTGATTTATCAATGAATAAAGCATTGTTACCTTGTAGAGATAAAGCAGTTAGGACGAAATCTTCGTACTTACCAACGTATTGTTCAATTACTACATTTGTATCCCTTCTCTCCGTTCCATTTAAAGATGTGACTGTACCTCCCTCATCTTTCCAAAATTGTACATCCACTTTAACGTTCTTTCCTTTGTTGATTGTTTTAGCAGTTCTACTAATATGGAAATCCATTCCATTAACTTGGAAATGTAGGTGGCATTCGAAATCCTTTTTACGATTGTTCATAATGTGAGTAGCCTTAAATGCTCTACTACACTTATCGAACAGGCAGAAGGAGATTGCATCAAATAGGGATGATTTACCACTAGCGTTTGGTGCGAATAATCCCATCAATCCTCCAACTTTTGCGAAATCGATTTTGTTATTTTCACCATAAGAGAACATATTACTGAATGTAAACTTAATAGGTTTCCAATGTATGTTTCTATGTATCTCTTCTTGCGTTATTCTACTATTGATATCTCTATTAATTGCTTCTAAACCATCTAAATCCGCAGTAGTTGTAAATGGCATCATTCTTTGAACATAATCTTTTATCAATGTGTTTTGATAGTTGATATCGGATATATCTTCAAAATCTAATTTATTTAATCTATTACCTGTTTTTTGTTTATTGAATGAATCGGTTCTAATAATTGTGAAATCATCAACACCATATCTCATTTTAATTTCGGTGATTACTTTCTTTGTATCAGCGGTATCGGTATTAGATAAACGAACTCTCAAACGTGGATTTTTTGGCATATCGGTTACAACCGGCACTACGCCATTATCTACATCCAATGTATAATATCCATACTCATTTGGAATATCAATTGCTTCGTATTTTAAAGATGCAACATCCCAAACTAAGAATCCGTGTCCATTTAAACTCTCACCAAAGTTTTGTTGTACTAATGAACCGGCATAAACTACTTTACAACCGCTTGGTGAAATCATAGTTTGCCTTTTGTGGATATCACCCAATAAGGCTAAATCATATCCATCAAACATGTCGGTTGTGAAATGTCTACTACTTACTACATACCCCACATCGGTTTGTGAATTATCAACAGGTCCGTGGAATAGTGCAATCTTTTTGTTTCCAAATAGTGTTTCTGCTTTAGGCCAATTATCTTTCTTATCAAAGATTGAAAATACAGCGAAATCTACACCACCAACTGAATACACTTGTGTATCTCTAAGATAATGAAAATTTGGTAGGTTTAAAGCCTCTACAATAGGTGATAATACATCTAACCTATCCGAATTGTTCATATTACAATCGTGATTACCTGCGATTAGGATTGTTTCACAATGTTTAGAACATTCGGTAAATAACCAACTAATCTCTTTCACCAATTCAGGTGACATTTCCAATTTAGCATGTGCAATATCACCTGCTAAATAAATGAGTGAATCTTCCGTTCCTCTTTTACGGATTTCTTCAAACATTTTTTCAAAAACCGCTCTATACTCTTTGTGTCTTTGTACATTACGAATATGAATATCCGCAATATGGTAAATTCTTTTTAAACTCATAATGAATTTATTTTGTTTAACAGTAAATCTTCAGAAGAGAATTCTTTAGTTTTACTTAATTCTTCATAAAATTTTTCATAGCCCATATCAGATGCATCTTTATCTTTTAGATACATCATCTTTACATTGATTCCATTTTTTCTGAAATAATCAGCTGCTTTAAGAGCTTCGTTGATTGCATCGTTATCTAATGAAATAATGATATTGTTTACTCCACTCATAAAGATTTTTTCAACCAATTGCTTGGAAGGAAACTTACCTAAAAGTGGAATTGCATTTCTTTTAATTGTTATAGCATCAAATACCCCCTCACAAAGTATAATTGGTTCATTCCAATTTACCTGTGATTCAAAACAAATTATATTCTTACTGATTGGTGGGTTTTTGTATTTCATCTTCTCTTCCGAATAATAAGAACGAGAAACAAAATAATTAAGTGAACCATCAGAATTGTATGATGGAATTATCACTCTACGAGCATATAATCCTTCTTTACAATATCCAATATTATGCTTAATAATATCTTTTATACCAATACCTCTTTGTGTAAGGTAATGTATCGCATGTTTATATTCAGGATTAAATCCTTTTGGTTCTTCTGCTAAACTAATAAATTCTTTTGGAAGTGAAATGAATACCTTTGTTTCGGCATCTTCTTGTTGTGGAGTCCAATTACTATCCCCATATATCTCTCTAATTAAAGATATTATTTTTCTATCTACATCTAATTTACGAAGTAGGGATGTCAATTTTTTACCACCACTATTACAAGTCCAACAATGCCACTTTTGGGTTTCGGTATTAACTTGTAGTTTTGGTTTATGATGATTACAAAATGGGCAGTAAAATGCTAATTCGTTCCCTTTTAGGGATACACCGCTACCCAATACATTAGTAAGGGCAGTAATTACCTTATTTTTATCATTGCTACTTAACACAAACCAAATATACAACAAATATTTGAAATTACCAAATTTTTATGGTTCTAAAAACCATTCTTCTGGTATTTCCTTATCTGCGTATTTGTAACCATTCTTTTCACACCACATACCATATGTGGTCTTAGAATTCTTACTGATTTTGTTTTTTGAGTTTGAAAATACAAAGCGAATATCCAAATCAGGATGTTGTTGTTTTACTAATTGATGTTTTTTACGGTCTGCTGCAACAAATCTACCTTTTGTTTCTACTATGATTCCATTAGGTAAACGAAAATCAGGATTGTAAGTATGTTCGCTAGCAGGTATAATATAAGGAATCTTTTCAGACTCATATTGTACAACAATCCCCTTACCTTCAATTTGTTGTGAAATATTTTCTTCAAGACCGGATTTAAATCCATATTTTCTCGCAACCCATTTAGAGTTGGTCTTTTTTGTAACTTTTTTGGCCATTAAATTTATTTTTTCTTCATATCGGAGTACTTAGTTGCAGAAACTTCACCACCTCTACCCGTTTTGAATTTTGCAGCAGTTAATACTTGCTCATCTGCTTTTTTTAAATCGTTTGTAGTGTATGGCGTTTTTGCGTTTACCCCAGCTTCAAATGAAATTTTATCAACTCCCAATGCTGCTTTTTGCCCATCGTATAAATCTAAAATCTTTGACATAATGTTTATTGTTTAATATAAATATAAATTAAGTATCAAAACGAATAATAAAGTTTACAGGCATTTCTGATTCGGATTTAATTGGTTGTGGTAATTTTGCTACCGCCACTAAATCACAATTATCATCATATAAACCAATTGTTGTGATAAATGGTGCTAAGAAAGAGCCTGTTGAATCCATAGAACCACTTAAATCGTAATGTTCAAATCCGGCAAAATGGGTAGAAGAACTTACGGATGATGTATAACGATAATCCAAAGTATTTCCATTTTCTAAAATAGATTTTTTACGAATATATTTTACACCAGGTGTTGTTGTTGTTTTATATATTTTACCATCTGAACCTGTTATATATTCATCTACTCTACCAACTTCAACTATTGCTGATGGG